CTCTGTGGAGTCCTCTGGTGCAGATAACATACCTTCAATAGCTGAAGCTGCATCTGTTACTGTTAGATTTCCACTTTCCGTTGTATCGGAAGTCATGGTTTCATCACTCATTTTATTTCCTTGTGCCCTCTAGGTGTGGCTTTACCATATAGGCAATATGCCTATAATATCTTCCATGATTTGTCTTTAATCTCATCATCTTTAGCAATGGATTTAAAACGATTCATGATTTCATTAATTGCTCTAATTCTGACATAAGCTGATTCTCTTACGCTTACTTCGTCATCATCAGAGTTAATGATTAATTCCATTAATTCTTTTTTCATTTCTTCTACTTCGTCATTAAGTTCCTGACTTTGCAGAATATTTCTAAATGCTTCTGATTTAGTCATTATTTAGGTGTTGCCATATTTTGTATTTTTTCTAAAGATTCCATAACTACTTTATCTTGTTCACTTTGTGCTTTTTGTGCAAATTCTAATTCTTTTAATGCCATTTCTTTTTCAAACTGAACTCTATCTTGCTGTAGCTCTAGCATTTCTTTTTGTGATTTTAATTCTGCTTTTTGTTTTTCTAATTCTAATTTAGCCATATCTGATTGCATTTTCATTTGTGCTTTTTCTCTTTCTACTTCTGCAAGTATAGCTGCTGCTTTAGTATTACTATCTTCTTCTTTAGGAGCTTGTGCAGCGGCTTGAGCCATTTGCATAGCTTGTTCTTCTGATATTTCCATTAAGAACTGACTGTCATCTTTAAACCCAGCCATATTAACAAACCTTGCTAATGTATCTCTGTATTGTTTAATATTAACTAATGGGTTATTTAAGCCATATCCTTTAATAACTTCTTCTTGTTTAGCAAGAATCATTTGCATAGTCGCTAGTTGCTCTTGCTTACCGCCTGTACCTAAACCTACATTTACAGTCAGGTTGTATTCTGTGTCCCATTCTCTAGGATTCATAGGAACAAAAGAATTGTTAATTTTAATTATTCTTTCTTTGTCTTGGTATTTACATACTAATGCCATAATACCTTTAAATAATGTGCTAACACCTGTGTCTGCAAATATACGAGCTATAAGTTCTAGTTTTCCTTGTGATGCAGATGTCATAGCACTTACTGCTGTAGCTGTCACATTTTGTAAAAGATTAGGGTCAAGACCTTGCTGTGCATCTGATACACCACTTCGTTTTGCTTGAATACCATCTAGGTATTCCAACATAGGAAATGATTGACCTGCACTAGATTGTACTGTCATAGGTACTAACGCATTAGGGTTCTTAATACGAATAACACCACCTGCTGTAGATGTTAGTAAGTCATCAAGATTAACCTGTCCTTCTACTGCCCCTACACGATAGTTGTTAGTTAAGTATAAGTTGTCTAGCATTTGTCGGGTAACTGTAGACTTAATTAACTGTAGGTCTATTGCTCTGTCTGCTAAAGATTGTCCAAAGAATTTGTGTGGAACTGGAATAGGGCAAACACTGTGGAAAGGAACATAATCACATTCCTCACTCATTAATACTTCATTTCCTGCGTAGCAAACTCTGTGAAGTTCTGCTATACCATCTTTATCTAAATCTGTTTTTACATAACACTCGTAATACTCAACCAATTCCATTGATTCATCATTAGAGTCATTAGTATTAAAAGGTTGCTCACCTGCACCATATCTCGCTACCCTCTCTGGTGTAAAATCTAATGTATCACCCATAGGTAATGTTTCAACAACTTTTGGGTCATACCCCATTGCCACTAAATCTGAACGAGTAACTAAACTTCTTTGTGCTACAAAATCAGAATCTTCAATAGTTACTGCTCTTTTGTCTATTAAAAATTCTTCTGGTGCTACATTTTCTATTTTAATTTTAGAATAATCTTTTGTGCGTTTGCATTTTACATTGTAGTAAATATTTACAATCGGTGGAACATCCATCATAACTGGCTCACCTACTTCGTTCATCATAGGCTGACCTGTCATTGGGTCTACTGCTGGTTGTGGTTCTTGCTCTATTACTTCTTCTATTTCTTCTTGCTCAACGATTTCTACTTCCTCGTCTTGCATAATCATTGTTAATTCATCTTCTGTCAGATTCTGATATTTTTCTGTTGTCGTATTTTTTTTATCATTCCAATAGGCTTTTACAACACCTACTTTTTGCAACAGTGCATCTTTAAACCAATCGTGCATGATTTCAAAACCATTGTTGTCTTTATAGAATATGTGATTAGCATAGGCAGTCATTTGTTCTGCTAGAACACCATCACCTTGATTAACTGGTTCAAACTCTACTGCTTTATTGCTGCTAGTAAAGACTTTCATAATTTGTGGCAATGCACCATCTACAACTTCAGCAACTTCACCTGTAACTATTTGTGAGCGACCTTCAACTTCGTTGCCATAAGGCTCACGCAAGTAATATTCTAGTGCTGTCTGTCTTTCTTGAGATGTTTCAGTCTCTATAAAACCTAATGAGTCGTTAATATGCGAATCTATTAGGTTAGCAAGTTCTACATTATCTTCCTTGCTATTCATATTTTCTTTATCGTATGCCATTTATACTATCCATGAAGTGTTTATCTCTAGTGGTTTTGTCCATGCTTCCATAGGAGACTCATCCATACCGACTGCTAGGTATCTAAACGCATCAGATGCGTGTGATGCCCAGTCATGAAAGGGTCTATCATGAAACACATTTCTTTTTTCATCAAATACTCTACGATAATTCCGTAGTGCATCTAATCCTTGTTTTGTTTTATCTTTATCAAACCAGCAGCGTGGTAATATTTTTCTTGCTGCGGCTATACCATCCATTACTGTTAATTTAGTTGCGACTGTAATATTAAGTCCTGCATCTTCTAACATTTCTTTTCTTGACTTACCTGTGCCTAGCTCTCTTACAGCGACATCATGAGGTAATATGTGTGTTGCGTACATATAGTCATGTTCACGCAGCCAATTTACATAGTAATCTAAACCGACACCATGATTTTCTGTAAAGTCTATGAGTCGTATTTCTTTGTTGACTACCTGTGCTACCCAGATGCTGGTAGAGTCTGATATACCTAAATCCCAACCAGTATATGTTCTTGCTAGTTCGTCTTTAGGAATATCTATAATATGATTTTGTTCTTCTATATCATTAATAATAGATGAATAATAAGCACCTTCTACTGGAGCATTAAAACTACACTCAAATTCTTGAGCATACTTGTCATCACCCATTTCTGCTTTAGCAGCAAGTAATTCTTGTTTATCAACAATTCCTGTTTCAGAAGATTTAAATTCTAATAGTTCCCAGCCTTCACTTCTTGACCCCCTATCTCTCAAGTCTTTAAAATGATTCTGTCCCTTCGGTGTTCCCATCGCTACGCAGTAGCCGAGTCGGTCTGCTAGTGCAGGTCTGACAATCTCTGTGAATAGTGTAGGATTAATGTTCCCAATCTCATCAAGAACGCACCCGTCTAGGTAGATTCCACGCAGACTGTCAGGGTTATCTGCCCCATACAAGTTTATCCTTCTGCCCATAAAGTCTACACGCAGTTCAGCAATGTTGGCTTTAGCTTCTAATGGTCTTGTATATTCTAGCAGGTAGTCCCATGCAATTCTTTTAGCTTGATTGTAGGTTGGTGCTACATAAGCAAATCTAGGATTAGGTTTATCACAGTTCAATGCACTATGTATCAGTTGGTTAATAGCACAAACTGTCTTACCCATTCGTCTATGAGCAACCACAACACTAAAACGATTATCTTTAACCATCTTGTGTATTTCTTTTTGTGGTTCTCTTGGCTTATAGCCAGTTGTTATTTGTTTTGCCATCTAATTAGTAACTCTCTTGCGAGGTCGTTACTCCTTTTTTAGTTGTTCCATCCTAGTTAATCTAGCTTCTTCTGATAAGTATAACCATTGTTCTAAATCATCATAAGTTCGTTTGCAAGAAGTGCATCTGGCTACGCCATTACTTTCTTCTATAATTCTACAAACACCATTACAAGGGCTGCTTACCATTAAAATTGTTTTAAATACTCTATTGCTTTTTTCATCACTTTTACATTATCTTTAAACTGACCTAATCCAGTATTACAATGCTGACATAATAACTTTCTTACTGTCTTTTTTGTATGGCAGTGGTCTACATATAGCTTGGTGTCATCATTATGACTGCCACATAAATAACATCTATGTTTTTGTTTTTTTAGCATGACATTGTAATCATCTAATGTAATGCCGTATCTATCTTTATAATTCTTGCTGCGTATCTTATCTGGGTTGTTAGCTCTCCAGATTTTACTGGCTATTTTATTTCTTTCTGATTTGCTTAACACTTCCATCTGGCTCTGGCTGCTTTTCCACGCTCACCTGTCCAGCCTTTACTTCTGGCACAGAAAGACTTTCTTCTTTTTGCTGCCTTACTACCTGCTTTAACCTTACCTGTTACTGGTGCTTTTAATTTGCTGCCAGTAGCACGATTATATTTTGCTCTACCTTTTGCTGTCAATCCTGCACCCTGCTTAACAGAGCGTTTTTCACCTCTACCTACAGACAGGTTTACTTTTTTCTTTGCTACCACTATTTCTTTTTAGCTTTCTTTTTCTTTTTTGGAAAACCAGCTTTCATATTTTTGTATGCTTTAGCTGAAATAGTAGATTTACTTTTAGGTCTACTTGTTCCTGCTTTCTTTCTTTTGTTTATATTTTCATATAAGCTCATACACAGTCTCCTATAGACTCAAACCATCTGCGTAATTCTTCTTGCCTTTTTTCATTGGTTTTTTCTTCATTGGTTTTTTCATTGGTTTCATTACACATTCTCCACTTGTTTACATTTCTGTATGCGTAAACATCCTACATCAATAATAAAGTATTCAAAATACCTTTTATTTTTAGAGTCATCCATCTTCATGTCTTGATACCATTCAAAACCAAAGTGACAACCACAAATCCAGTGCCATGACCACATATAAATCTCCTAAATTATAATCCTAATAAACCTTTAATAAAATTCATAGGCTCTATTTTTCCTTCACCCATTGTTCCTCTTGTATTGTAATAAGTATTTTGCATCTCATTAAACATGGCTGGGTCATATTCATTTAAATACTGCATATATTCTGCATCTGTATTAAACATAGGCATATTGTTTTCATTCATAGGAATGGGCAATATATTAGTTGTTTGTGTATTCCCTAAATTTTGCATTATTCTATCTGCATCTTGATTTGTCATTACACCTTGAGAACCTGCTTGAGCCAGTGGGATTCTATTTGTCATAGACTGTCTTAATAACTCTGCATCTCTATTAGTCATTGCACCTTCAGCTATTCTTGTGTTACCTAGCATTGCTGCTAATCTTCTCATTTCTGATTCACTATAATTTGGCATATTTTATTCCTAAAAAATTTGGGTACTGGGGTTTTTTAATCTATTCCTGTTACTACTTTGATATTAATGGGTGCACCCCCCTCTCCAGTTAATTCTGTAGTATTTTTTTCACTCCACTGTGCTCTTGTCTTTAACCAGAATATCATGCTGCTAGTATCGCCTTGCTTTGCTTTCTCAAACAATGTCCCAGCAACAGCAGCGTTAGCTTCTATGCGACCTTTCTCTAGCTCTGGTTTGTAATACTTTGTTAGCGTGTCATCTGATATACCGAGGACTAATGCAATATCTTCATACCTAGTACCTACTGTAGCTAAATCAAAAACTTTTTTTTGGGTGTCTACTGATTTAAGGTGTGCGGGTCGACCTACTTTCTTTTTCACTGGCAAATGCGAATGATTCTCATTCGTATCTACTACAATCTTGATTTTACCTGAATTTATTTCACTCATGTTTTTTGTCTCTTGTCTAATTTATTTTACTTATCATAAATTGCTATTAATAAGTTTTACTTATATAGCTCTATAACTTGCATAAAGCTAGTTTAACAAACTTTAGTTATTTTTGATACTAACATATTACTTATGTTATTTTAATTGATTCTGAAGCGATTGTGTTGATAAGTTTTACTTATCGTTAAGTTTGGTGATAAGTAATTTAAATCAATAATATCAATCTTTTTTTACCTTTTTTATCTCATTACTATAAAATAACAATGTTAAAACAATTTAACAGTTTATTAATTAGATAGGAGTATTAAAAATATGTTTTATCCTAAAAATCAAATTACAGTAATTGACGCTTATTATAAAGGTGTAAACGGCTGGACTTATTCTCACACTCTTTTGAATGATAAAGAAGTTTCATTAGATACTAATGATACTTATGAAGATTTATATCTTACCAGGGTTCTAGATGAGAATCCTAACCCACAATATAACCTTTTAAATCAATCAAGACATGATACTGTTATTGCTAAAGACTCAAGAGGTAATAAATTGGAGTATGATTTTTCTAAAGATAAAGAATCAGTTTAATAATTAATCTTGAATGGCATTTGAAAAAGTGCCATTTGAAATTAATTTTTAATAAAAGGTTTATAAATCCTATTAATTATTAATTACTTGATAAACAAGGGTTTTTTTATCTTGTCTATTATTTTAAATACTGTTAAAATCTTTTAACAATATTAACTTTTAAAGGGGTAAAATTATGTATATAAGAGAAAATAGCTTTATAGAAGATTTATTAAATCAAATAAAAAATAATACTGATAATAATTTACATTCTGAAAATGTAATGTTAATCACTTCAAATTTTGGTAATGATATTCAAAAAGAAGAATGTTTTGAAATATTACAAGACCATAAAAAGAAAAAAGAATTAACTAGTATTACTTCTACTGCTAGAAAATACTTATTAAAAGATGTATTAAATAACATGAAAAATAAAACACTTGCAAATGAAATTAATTCATACTTATAAGGGGTTAAAAATGAGTTTATTAAAAAATACTAGCAAATTATTATTATTACAATATCAAGGATATTTAAAAAATCTTAAAAATAATTGTAAAGAATCATTAAATAATTATAACGATAATTATAGCCATTTAAATTATGATGTATCAGATTCTATATATTATGGTTATGAATCAGCTATAAATGACATGGCTTATGATATATATGAAATACAATCAAATATTAACAATTATAAAATAGGAGTATAAAAATGATTAAATTCAAATCAAATCAAACAGAATTAAAGTTAAATAATATTTTAAATTGTATTATTCAAAGTAATGAACAATTAAATAAAAATTTTTCTTATAATGATTCAGATATTAATGCTTTATCAAGTGTTTTTAATATCCCTGAATCAGATATTAAAAAGATATATGATAACTTTTTTACATTAATTAATTAATAAGGGGTTTAAAATGATAAACACTATACAAGATTTAAAAAGAAAAAATAACGGCTCTATAAATGCCATATCAAGTTATTTTAGCAAAGAAAATAAAAAATTCTTTAATGATATTAGTTATAAACTATTAACTCATAAAATAACAAAAGTTAAATATTTAATTACTCATACATATAAATTTTCTGATATGTTTGATGGCATAAAAAAAGATTCTTATGTTATAAAACCAATTTCAGAAAATGGTAAAATATCTAATGATTCATTAGATTTTAATACATTAGAAGAAGTTAAAAACTATCTAAAAGGGGTTAAAAATGCAAACATATAAACAATTAAAAGAATTAGTTAATAATTTAGAATCAGATATAAACAGATATTATAAATTTGCTGGTAATGATTTTTTAACTAATGCCATTATAAAAGAAAATGAAAATCTTTTAAAATACTATGAAAGAATAAAATTTAAATTTGAATGTAAATTTAAATATTCTTTATCATGGTGCTGTAAATATAATAAGCAATATGATTTTAAAAAATATTTAAAACATAATGAAAGTAAATTAAAGCCATATTATTTACACAAAGAATTAATAAATATCTAAAATAACTAAAAACTAACAAAAAAAGAATCCCATAATCGCTTGATATGGGATTTTTTTATATCCTTTGATACATAACCCTCAATAAAAAAAAAGACTCTATACGAGCCTTAAAATAATTCTTACATATCTTTTGATTCTAATTTTATATTAGAAACATTAAAAACTATGTTTCTTTAGGGTATAAAATACCCCTATATGATAGGTATTATACAGTAAAAAGAATTAACAATCAAGTGATTAATAATAAAATAAGAGAATAAAACATAATGAGAATTAAACTAATAATTAACATTAATATAGAAGTAATAAGGATATTTTTTAAATGTTTAATAGTATTTTTAAATATATAGTTATTAGCTTTTGGTTAATCAGTATTGATAAAATCATGCTACTAACTCAATCTCCGCTTGGAGGCTACGATTGAGTATTGCTACTCAAAAACAAAAACAATGTAAACGATTTTATCAGATAAAAAGAGTATTGTCAATAGTTAGAAAGTAGATATTTATAAAAGAGTGATAAGTAAAATAAATCAAAGATAGTTAAATAGTTATTGACAATCTTATTTAACATATGCTCTAATGACATGGTAGTTAAATTTTATTAACAAGATAAAGGATAACAAAATGAATAAAGAACTAATAAACAGAATGAAATGGTTAAAAGATGAAATAAATGGTGATGATAAAGATAGAGTTGAATTTGCTAGATTTTTATTAAATCAAATTATTAAACAATATAATCTTTAAAAAGGAGTATAAATAATGAGTGAATACAATACTAGCAAAAATGTAACAATAAATTTTTATGATGATTCATCACATGGTTGGGCAAAAGTTTCTATCAATGAAATAAAAGAATTGGGTATTGAAAAAGATATAACAACCTATTCTTATATGACAGATGATAGCGTTTTCCTAGAAGAAGATTATGATTTAGGTTTATATATCAATGCCATTAAAGAACAATATGGTGATGATATAGACATTAATTTTGTTAATCATAAATCAAGAGTAGATGAACATGGTTTATCTTGCATAAGAGACTATCCACGATATAGGAGTAATTAATATGAAAGTAATATTTGATATGCCAAAAACAATAGCACCAAAAACACACCTTGCCATTCTTTTTAAAGCGTGGCAAGAGGGTGCTATAGACAAATGGGAAGTATATCCAAAGGCTCGTGAATATATGGATAAAAGAAAAGTTACGCTAAAAGAAATAATTGAGATTGGTAATAAATATTGCAATATACCAAAAGAAGTTATTAAAGAGCGAATGAGATATATGAAACAATTAAATGACCAAGTTATTAAATCTTACAATACTTTAAAATCAGAGGGCAAAATAAAAGGGAGTTAATTATGTTTACATTGTTTAGCATACTAGGGTTGCTAGGGTTACTAGCATTATTAATAGAAGAAGTTAAAGGGGAGTAATTATGAACCATATTAGTAAATATACAGTATTGGTTGTTAAAGATTTAATAGCATATCAATTTGGTGATAATAGCCAAATTAAAGAGAAACTAGGGAGTAACTTAACTCAATCAGAAGTAGATAAGTTATTAAAGTTTAATCAAGTATCAGGTGATACTGTAATTTTAAAGGAGTGAACATGAAGTATAAAGATTATAGTTTCCTAGCAGAAAAGAAAAGAAGAAGAAACTCTTTTTTGCTAGGTATTGTAAGTGGTGCAATTTTATTATTAATTATTATGGAGTTATTAAATTATGTTAAGTAAAGAGCAGAGAGAAAGATTAATACAGGCAAGTGCAGTAGGTAAAGAGATTAAACAAGGTTCTCATGGAGAGCAATGGGAAAAATTAACAGAAGAAACTAGAAATAAAGTATTAAGAAGAATAGCACAGGTGCAATGGGAATTAGCAATAGAAAATCCTAGTGCATTTCAAGAAGAACAAATTAGTTATATTTTAGATATGAAAGGAAAAGTAGAGAGAAAGGAATTAAAAAACAATTTAAAGTTTAATTATAAAACTAAAGAATTGGAAAGTATCAGTGCATAGCTATCTAGCAATAGACGAGAATGGTGAACCCTTACGAGCATTTTACAGTAAAGAACAGGCATTGTTTTATATTGAGAATAAGAAAGGGTTTACTATCAAGTTTACAGGGATAGCAGAAGTAACAGAAACATTAAGTGATTATGATTCAGCAGTAAAGAATTGTGAACCATGTTTATTTTAAAAAAAGGAGATTAATATGAATTGTGATAAAGAGTATGAGTATCAAGTGATTGGTTACTTACTAGCAAAGGTTGACCAAGAAACAGGTGAAGAAGTATTAAACAGGCATGGAGATGTAAAGTTGTTTAAACACCTAGACAATAATATTGATGTTCTAGGATTTTCAGAAGAATCAGTAGAGGAGATAGTGCAATGAATTATAAACTTGATAACAATTGGCAAGAAGATAGGCAGTTAAGAAAAAAACACAGACTGTATCCTGAATACTTATTAGTTATAAAAGAAGATAAGGGTTGGATTGAATGGGAAGATACTGATGTAGATTTTTATGATTGGGCAATGATGTATGAAATTGACAGTGATTGGAAAGGAGATGTGCAATGAATAGCGAACAAATATGGACAGAAAAAGTAGCAAAGTATTTAGTAGGTAAAAAAATTGTAGCAGTAAAATATATGCCATTAGATGAAGTAACTGAATGGGGTTGGTATAAAAGACCTTGTGAGATTCATTTAGATGATGGCACTATTATTACACCAAGTGCAGATGATGAGGGAAATGATGGTGGCTCTTTAGCTACCAACATAAGAAACTTACTTGTAATACCAACATTATAGGAGATAGTGCAATGAATTTAGATGACATTTTTAAATGTATTAGTTGTAAAGAAAAGTTTGAGCATAGGTATTGTAGTGAGCATGATGTTGCATATTGTCATTCTTGCTATCAATGGATTAATGATGAACATTTATCAGAATTGGAGAATGAGAATGTATATTAACCAAGAAAAGTTATTCAACATAGTAGGTAAAAGACTTAACAGGAAATTTACCAAGAAAGAATTAATACAGAAACATTTAACTTCACTTTGGTATAACGCAAGACCGCAGTTGTTTTATGGTATTAGCACAGAAGAATATATATCAATAATAAAGGAGAATGAAAATGAGTAATAAAAGTAGTTTTACAATAGATGTATTTGATTATGTTAATCAAGAAGAAGATGTAGAAGAATATGGGGAACGACTTTACCTAGATGTAAAGCGTTTAGTAAACGATATTACAACAGGACTAGAGAATCATCCATCATATAAAGACCACCTTATAGAAGTATTTGGTGTAAAAAGATGGGATTACGATTATTAAGGAGAATTAAAATGAAAACATATACACTTTATGCAATAAGAGAGATTGGTGAGGTAGCAGTTATCCAAGCCAATTCTAAAGAAGAAGCGATTGAAAAAGTAGAGAATAAAGATTGGGAAGTTGACCAAAGTTTAGATTGGCAAATTACTTCAGTAAAAGAGCAAGGTGAATCATGGGAGAGCGAATATGATTAAACAAAAATGTTTTAACGATATGACTGAAGATGAGATAGAAGATTATCTATCTGAACGAGATGGCTATGTTGAAGATGGTATAGGTTTAAATTCAGATGGGCATGAGTTTAGATGTGATTGTGAGGAATTTGGTTGTGGGGTAGCTTTATTTTTAATAAAGGAGAATTAAAATGAGTAATTATGATTATGATATAGATATTAATATACCAACAAAAGTAAGGTTGGATAATGGCAATGTTTTAGATTTAAAATTAGATAGCAGAGTTATCAGTGATTCAACATTAGATAGAATTTTTCAAGACATTGATGATTTTTTAGAAAATGAATTTCAAGGGGGGATTGAATGATGATTAATTTAGATAAAGGAACAAACGAATACTTTGGTGATGAAGATGATGTTGATATGGGTTACAACGGCTACTTCTTTGAGATAGAGGAAGATGATGATGAAGATAATGAAATAGAAATAGAGGTTGAATTAGATATTAAAAAAGAATTGTTTGACGAATGATTAATTGTTTGTTAAATTCTTTTACTCAAATTATATAAAGGGAATAGTTATGACATTGCAAGAAGTAT